GGTAATTCGGACCACGATTTATTTTTAGCGACAGGCCTCATGTTAGGGCGTATGTTTATGAGTGGCATTCATAATGTCTAGTTTAGATGATTGCGCAGATCACTTAGGAATACAGCAGCCAACGCTCACGCGACTAATCAAGCATGGCGTTATTGATAAGCAAGATCGTGGAAAATATGACATTGATGCTGTTCGTTTGCAGTATTTGGCTCACATCCGTAATCTCGCTGGAAATAACAACAATGACCTTGAATTAGGTCGGGAGCGGGCAAGATTAGCTAAGGAGCAGGCTGATGCCAAAGAGATGGAGAATGCTGTAGAGCGTGGTGATCTGGTTTACATTGATCACATTGTGAAGCAGTTTGAAAGCCAGCTTGGAAAGTGTAAGACGAAACTGCTGGCTATTCCTACCAAGGTCGCAGCAGAAGCACATGCGTCAGCAAGTGTGAAGGAAGTGCAAGAGCTTATAGAATTGGCGATAGTAGAGGCATTGGGTGAACTGGTCGGATACAATAAAGAGGCGTCAGGCAGCGAAGCTGAAGAGGCGGCTTGAAGCTACTCTAAAGTCGGCAATGAAACCGCCGCCAAAGCTCACGATAAGTGAATGGGCTGATAACTATCGGCAACTATCCTCTGAGAGTTCCGCTGAAGCTGGGAGATGGTCAACCAGACGGGCAGAATATCAGCGGGGCATGATGGATGCAGTTAGTGATCCTAATGTTGAAACTGTTGTGCTTATGACTGCTGCTCAAGTTGGCAAGACTGAGTTGATCAACAATGTGGTCGGATTTCATATCCATCAAGACCCTGCCCCTATGTTGGTGGTACAGCCTACGTTGGAAATGGCTCAGACTTGGAGCAAGGATAGACTAGCCCCTGCAATTAGAGATACGCCTGTTCTCTCAGCAAAGATTGCAAATCCAAGAAGCAGAGATAGCGGAAACACAACTTTGCATAAGGTCTTTGCTGGCGGGCATGTTACTGCCTGTGGGGCCAATTCTCCTAGCTCACTGGCCTCACGGCCATGTCGGGTTATTCTTTGTGATGAGGTTGATCGGTATCCTTTATCTGCGGGAACGGAAGGTGATCCTGTTTCACTAGCAAAAAAGCGGTCATCTACCTTTTGGAATAGAAAAGTCATTCTGGTTAGCACCCCGACTGAAAAGGGTGCATCTCGCATTGAGCAAGCATATGAGGAAAGCGATAAACGCAAGTTTTTTGTCAGTTGCCCTCATTGTGATGGTGAGCAAACGCTTCAATGGTCTAACGTAAAGTGGAAAGACAATAATCCTAATACTGCGGAATATTCGTGTGAACATTGCGGATCTTGCTGGGATGATGCTGATCGGTTTCGTGCTATTCGCTATGTAAGATGGCAAAAGACCGCACAGGGTGACAGCAAGACAGCAGGGTTTCATATCTCTGCACTTTATTCACCTTGGACAAGACTTGATGAGATTGTTGGTGAGTTTATCGCAGCTAAGAGAGATCCTATGCGGCTCAGAACGTGGGTTAATACGACTTTGGGCGAAACGTGGGAAGAGCAGGGCGAGATGCTTGACGAATATGATCTAATTGATCGTGTTGAGGATTGGGGTGATGAGCTTCCAGAAGATGTCTTAATGCTAACGGCTGGGGTAGATGTTCAAGATGATCGGCTAGAATATGAGATAGTTGGCTGGGGCCGTGGAGAGGAAAGTTGGTCTATTGACTACAACGTCTTGTATGGTGATCCATCATCAGCGGAATTGTGGATTGATCTGGATAAGGCTTTGCAGCGTACTTACATGCATCCATTATCTGGTGATATGACGCTCAGATCAGCTTGCATCGATAGTGGCGGTCATTACACGCAGCAAGTTTATAATTATGCGCGTAATCGTGTTGGCAAGCGTATCTTTGCAATTAAGGGTATTGGTGGAGAGGGTAAGCCAATTATAGGCAGACCCAGCAAGAACAATATCGGAAAGATAAACCTGTTTCCTGTGGGAGTAGATACAGCCAAAGAATTAGTGTATGCTAGGCTGAAGATGAAGGAAGAAGGGGCAGGGTATTGTCACTTTCCGTTAGGCCGCAACGAAGAATATTTTAGAATGCTTACTGCTGAGAAAAAAGTTATTAAGTATTTTAAGGGGCGTCCAAGGCGTGAGTGGGTAAAGATCCGTCAGCGCAATGAGGCTCTTGATTGCAGGGTTTATGCAACCGCAGCTTTAGCTGTTTTAAATATAAACATGGATGCAGTTGCAAAACAGGCCCAAAATAAGGTACAATCCGACAAACCTCAGCAATTCAGGCGTCCAGCATTGCCGCGCCGCAATTCGTTCGTTCACGGTTATAGGTGATAGATGGCTAATTTATTCGACGCAGCAAATGCACCGACTACTGAACCGACTGACTTTGTGGTCGGTGATTTTGTACAATGGAAGCGCACAGATCTAAGTGATGATTATCCCAATAGTGCATATACGCTGACATATGTGTCAAGGGATGCTGGCGGTGGTTCGCATGAGTTTTCCGTAACTGGAACGGCAAGTGGCTCTGACTATCTCTTCACCATTCTAGGATCTGCTTCATCTGGCTTTAGCGCCGGTCATCACAAATGGCAGCTTGAGGTTGTACGCAATAGCGACAGCGAGCGCATTGTCCATGAGACAGGCCATTGGGATATTCATGTTGACATGGATGTTAATGGCGTTGATCCAAGGTCATTCGCTCAAACGATGGTTGATAAGATTGAAACCATATTGACGGGCAAGGCTGATAGTGATGTTGGCAGTTATTCCATTGCTGGCCGGTCATTAACGAAAATGACGTTTGCTGAGTTAGAAGAAGCCAGAAACCGGTATATGAGCATCTACAAGCGTGAGCAAGCAGATGAGGCAGTAAGAAGGGCAAGCCAAGCCCCAACACGATCAAAGTGAGGTTTAGCTGATGGGTGTACTTGATCTCTTCAAGCGGTCTAAGAAAAAACCGCAGCGCCGTAATTACCAAGCAGCCGCCAAGGGGCGGCTTTTCGCTGATTTTAACGCATCAAACCGCAGCGCTGACAGTGAAATACGTTGGGCATTGCGTGATTTGCGCAACCGCAGCCGTGATTTAGAGCGCAATAATGAGTATTTTAGGCGTTATTTGCAGCTTTTGCGGGTAAACGTTGTCGGAGAGAACGGGTTTAACCTACAAATCAGGGGCAGAAACCCAGATAATTCGCTAGATCGCGCTGGAAATAACATAATTGAGGGCGCTTGGCGTGATTTCTCACGTTTCGGCGGGCCAACCATTGATGGCGGGCTTTCAATGGTGGATTTGTGCAACCACGTTATATCTGGCGTTGCGCGTGATGGTGAAGTGTTCCTGAAGATCGTTAAGGGAAATTATTTGCGCTACGGCATAGGGTTGCAGCTTATTGAGCCTGATCTAGTGGACGAAGAGAAGAATGAGCTTGCTGCAAATGGCAATCAGGTTCGCATGGGCGTTGAGCTTGATAGCAAGACGAAGCGTCCGATTGCGTATTATGTGCTGAATTACCACAAGGGTGATTATGATTACATGACGCCAGCCGCAGAGCGTAAATACACCCGTGTTTCTGCGGATGAGATGATGCACATCTACCGTCCAGAACGCGCAGATCAGACTAGGGGTGTTCCTTGGTCTGTTGCTGCGATTGCGTCATTGAAGATGTTGCATGGCTATCGTGAGGCTGAGTTGATTGCTGCTAGAACTGGTGCAGCTAAGATGGGCTTCTTCACTAGCCCTGCTGGGGATGGATTTACTGCTGACGGGTTTGACGATGAGCAAAATACTGTTCCCATCTATGATGCTGAAGCTGGCACGTTCCATCAACTTCCTGCTGGCGTTGACTTTACTCCATTTGATCCAACTCATCCAACATCTGCGTTTGCTGACTTTGAGAAGGCAGTTCTGCGGGGCATAGCTGGTGGCTTGGGCGTGAGCTATACATCATTAGCCAACGATCTTGAGGGCACAAGCTATTCTTCAATTCGTCAGGGCGCATTGGAAGAGAGAGATTTCTACCGCACGTTGCATAGGTTTATGATCGATCACTTCCTTGATCCGTTCTATCGCATTTGGCTGGAGCATGTTATGGATCATGGATTTGTACCTATTTCTGGCGAGAATAAGGTTTTTAAGTTTAGCCAAGACGTAACTTGGCGCGGCAGAGGCTTCCAGTGGGTTGATCCGCTGAAGGAAATGAATGCTGCTGTTGTGGGTTTGCAGAACGGTATTCTGAGCCATTCTGATATTGCTGCGACTTATGGGCGTGATGCAGAAGATACATTTGCACAGATTGAGCGTGACAAAGAGCTTGCTGAGCAATTTGGTCTATCTATGGCCTATCAGCCGTTTGGCATGAAGCAACCAGTACCGGCAGAGGTGGATGATGTCGAACAAACCGACTGATGGAATGGTGGAAGAAGCGAAGCGTGGCCTAGAGTGGCGGCGTGAGTTTGGCCGTGGCGGTACTGAAGTTGGTATTGCCAGAGCCAGAGATATATCCAATGGCAAGAACTTGTCAGACGATACAGTCAAGCGCATGTTCAGTTTCTTCAGCCGCCATGAGGTGGATAAGAAGGCTGAAGGCTTTCGTGTAGGTGAAAAGGGTTATCCATCAAATGGCCGTATCGCATGGGCGCTTTGGGGCGGTGATGCTGGCTTTTCGTGGAGCAGACAGATTGCAGAGCGTTTAGATAAAGAAGATCGCGCCCCTGAACTGACTGATGCTGTAAAGGTGGGATTGGCTAAGAAGGCTAAAGATCACAACGAAAAGGTTGGAGATGTAGCATCTAAGCGTACTAGCACCCGCACATTGAGCGCAGTATTTCGTCGCGGCATTGGCGCTTATAAGACAAACCCGCAGAGCGTCAGGCCAAACGTGAAGTCACCTGAACAGTGGGCATATGCCCGCGTAAACAGCTTTTTATATGCGCTGCGCAATGGCAAATATCGCAGTGGGAAGCATGATACTGACCTTCTGCCAAAGGGTCATCCAATGGCTAACGATGAAAGGGGTAGCGCAGATATGGCAAAAGATGATATTATCGATCTTGAACTGAAGGGATCAGAGACAATGGAAGAGCGTCATATATTAAACGTGGAAGAGACAGATGATGCTTACACTGTCACTTTTGCGAAGCCTGATCAGGACGATCAGCCAGAAGAAATGCAGACCACTCAAGAGGATGATGAGCGCATTCAGCATTATGATGATGAAGAGCGCCTTGACCGTGAGAAGATGGAAACTCGCGGCATGTCATTTGACGGTAAGGTTGTTGACGAAGATAAGCGAACTGTTCGGATTGCTGTATCCAGCGAAGAACCAGTAGAGCGTAGCTTTGGCAACGAAATATTAGATCACGATGAGCGCAGCATTGATCTTAGCTTCGCTAAGTCAGGCCGTATGCCGTTGCTCTTGGATCATGACCCACGCCAGCAGATTGGTGTGGTAGAGGACGTAAGCCTTGATGGATCGGCCCGTAGATTGCGGGCGACTGTGCGTTTCGGAAGAAATGGACTTGCCAAAGAGGTTTTCGACGATGTTGTGGATGGTATCAGAAGCAACATCAGCGTTGGCTATCATGTCAACGATATGGAGCGTCAAGATGCGGATAGCTACCGCGTGAAGTCTTGGCTTCCAATGGAAGTATCAGTTGTTAGCATACCCGCAGACCGGACAGTCGGGGTAGGCCGTGCAGCAGAGAAGCCACCCGCTCAACCTATCACTGAAACTCTTATTAGAGAGGAAACTATCATGTCGGAAGATAACAAGATCGACATCGATGCGGTAAAGGCCGAAGCTACTCGCGCTGCCGCAAAAGATACTGCTGAAATGTATCGCTTGGCTGCAAAGCACAACAAGCGTGATTTGGCAGACAAAGCCGTATCAGAAGGCCGCTCACTCGCAGAATTTCGCGGTGAATTGCTGGACGTAATCGGTAATGCACCATTGGATACGCCAAATGAAATCGGACTTGCCCCGAAAGAGGCCCGTCAGTTCTCATTGCTTCGCGCTATCCGCGCTCATGCAAACCCAACTGATCGCTCTGCACAAAAAGCTGCTGCTTTTGAATTAGAAGCTGCTGCTGCTGCGTCAGACGCGATGGGTGTTGAAGCACAAGGCATTATGATCCCAGCAGATGTATTGCGTAGCTGGAAAGTGCGCGACATGAATACAACTGACGATGCTGGCATCATTGCTGACGATTTCCGTGGCGGCGATTTCATCGACGTATTGCGGAATGCTTCATCAGTCATGCAAGCTGGTGCAACAATGCTGACAGGCTTGTCAGGCAACGTGAAGATCCCAAAGAAAACAGCCGCATCATCTGCCGGTTGGATTTCATCTGAGGGTGGCGCATCTGGCGAAAGCGAGCCAACTGTTGGTCAAGTCACTATGGCACCTAAAGTATTGGGCGCACATACAGACATCACACGCCTTATGATGCAGCAATCATCTTTGGATGTTGAAGCATTGGTGCGTAATGATCTGACATCTTCTATCGCTCTGGCGATTGATCTGGCGCATTGGCTGGAACAGGATCATCTGGTCAGCCAACTGGTGTGAAGAACACATCAGGCATCAACACACCAACTAACTTTGCTGGAGCTAACCCAACATTTG